TTGTTTAGATAATCCACCTACAGGAATCAAAAATTTCTGATAAATAGATGCATTTGCAACATTAAACATAATTCTAGTCTGCTCAATTAATTTAAGTTGATTATATGGTCTAATTAAATTTTCAACGTAACTAGTTTCAGTGTAATGTAAACCACTGTTACCTCTATAAGACATATAAATAATATGACTATCTAATAACACTTTTCTATATTGTGGATCATCTGGAAATTGAATCCATATTTTTATACCAGTTCTAGGTTCAATAGCAGGAACTAAAGTTGTTGATTCAAGAAGTCTTACATCAATAATATTCTTTTGTCTATCATCATATACAAGTTCAAAGGCTAAGAAACCATCAATTATGAATTGTCTAAATAAATTCCATGCTTTTCTACCATCTCCAAACCCTAAAGTTCTATAAATAGATTTATAAATTTCTTGATACCTATCTCTAATATGTTGTTGAAATTTATTTGGAAGATCTATTGCTTTACAAAAATAACCGTCATCATCATATTCGATAGCTTCATCAGTTACAATTTGTATAAAATTTCTAATTTCATCTTTAACAGCATATTCTCTAAGAATTTTCTGTTTTTCTGAATAATCAAATTGCAAATATGAAATAGCTTTATCTTCTAATAATTTAGAAACAGCTCTTCTTGAAAACATATCATACATTGAATCTCCCATTTGAACATTAGTGTTTGGATCTTCATAAACACCAATGGCGATAGAGTTTCTAGTAATCATATCATCATATTTTTGTCCCCAATTCCAAGAAGATAATTTTTTCAACATCTTTGAAAATGTACTTGGTCCCGCTTGAGACGAAGAATAAAATGAACTAGGATCTAATCCTTCTTCACTATAATTATATGGGTTATATGAGTTTCCTTGAGCCATCTTTTAATTGCAATTTTTGTATATATTTTATCAACGAAGTCCCAATGACTTTAAATTGTCTTTTGATTTAGATATTTTATCAAATTCTCTTTGGTAATTTCTAAATTCGCTTCTAAACGTTTTAGAAACTTCTTCGTAGTCAGTTATTAATTCTGATATTCTTTTTTGAACAGATTCTTCTCTATTCTTTAATTTTGAAAACCAAATTTCAGCTAATTTAGTTTCATCTACGCCTGTTAAAACAGTACTATTAACTGTCATATATCTAGGCAACATTTGCATACTTACTTCGTATGCTTTATTAACTTGCTGTATATCAAATTCTCTAATAACATATTGGAATCCTATTTTATCCAACATATCAAAAGCTATTTTAAAATTTATAGGTAAAGGTTTTTCAGCATTACCAATTTTTTCCTTTGAATCTAAAGGTAAAAATACATCTTGAAAAGATTCTAATAACCCATCAAAAAATAATAATCTTATATTCTGAGGTATAAAATTTAAACTAATTCCATAAATTATTTTTTTACCCATTACATTTCTATAATCAACTAAAAGAATAGGAGAATATTGTTCCATTTTAGAGCTTTTACCATCTAAATCATATAGTAAAAAATAAAATTTTCCAACATACATGTTTTTAGATTTAACAGCTTTAAATCCTTCATCAGGAGTTTGTAAACGAGACAATAACCATTTAGTAGAATTTTCACTTACTAATGCTCCTTCTTCATTTTTTAATAATCTTACTCTTTCTAATAATTCAGCCATTATAAACCTAAATGTTTTTCTGTAACTAATATAAAATGCATTCCTCTAGCGTCACAAAATTCTTTAGCCTTTGCCCATTTATACATATTCTTTTGAAAAGCTACAATAGCATATTCAAAATTTCTCATTGCTTTAGTAGAAAACTTCTTAGGCGGTATAGGTTGAACTGTTTCATGTAACGGTTTAACTTCAACAACAAACTTTTTAACACCATCAGGTGAATCAGGATCAATAACTTCCATGTAAAAATCAGGCCAATATTTATGATTACTCTTTTTAAGAGCTCCAGTTTCATGATTTTTTCTTTCCATTTGGTAAGATATGTGAAAACATTCACTACCCCATTTAAGTATTTCACTCCTATTATCACAATATATCATAAACTTAAGTTCCCAAGAACTCATATACATAACATCTGTAATGTCACCTATATACTTCTCAGGATTCTTAGGATGATATAAACCCTTTTTAGATTTGTGGCCAGTATTAAACCTTCCTTTTTTATTCACTTATCCAAACATTTCCTTTTTTCTTAGCAATCATCATCATATCTCCCATTTGTAAAAAAGAAAACATTTCAACCCCATCATTAATCCAAGAATCATTTTTTGCTGTAACATTAACAACAGGAGAACCTACCATTAATTTCATTTCAACATCAACTTTATCTCCTTCTGAAATTTCAGGAACATCTGAATTAGCTAAAAAATCAGAAATATTTTCATTACTTTCTTCAGTTTTATCTTCTTCAGTTTCTTCAGGTAAAGGAATAGTTAATTTAATTTTCTCTTTTTCTTCATCAATAACTCTAGAATAAGTTATTTCATTTAAACCTTCTAATTCTATTTGACCTTCTTCTTCAAAATCTTTAATATACTTTTTACCTGTACCGGATTTTAAATAAGCTATAGTTGCATGAGGAACATAATCATCATAATCATTTTCGTATTCAAATTTTTCTCTTATATCAGAATTAAATTTATTCAAATCTTCAGATTCTATACCAAATTTAAGAACATCAAAATCATCATTTTCAAACATAGATATATCAACTAATTTCAAATTAATTGGATCTCTGTTTAATATAACTTCTTTCATTTCTTCTAAATCTATCTTATCATCAAGTGTACCATATAAAACAGTAACATGAGGATCTGATTCAACTCCAAATCTTCCTGGTTCTTCTTCACTTTCGTAAACATCTTCATCAGCTATAGATTCTAAAATTTTATTCCATTCTTCATTTCTTTCTAGCTTAAGCATAATAACACCTTTACTATATTTAACTTCGTCTTTCTTATCTTCTCCAAAATCTTCATCGTTAACATTAACTTCGTTAACTGATTTAGACTTTTTAACATCAGATTTATAAAGATATTTTAAAGATTTATCCTCAACACCTTTATAATAAATAGTTTCTGTTGATCCATCTTCATATTTAAGAGTTATCCAAGAATGAAAAGAATGTTCTATTTTTTCTCCTTTTGGTCCTTTATTACTAGTTTTTGTAATAACAGCATTTTTACCATTTTTAGTAACTAAAACATCATTTCCTTTTCTAAGATTACCTTTTTGAGGTTTTGATTCATTGATCTTAGACTTAGACTCTTTTAAAAGAAAAGATTTTCTATTTTTTATATATTTCATATGTAATATTCTATTTTCTTTATATATTTTATAGAGAAATCAATCCTTCACCGTCATTAGAACTATTCATTGAAATAACTGTTATTTTTTGATCTTTTTTCTGTCCTTTTTTCTTGTATAGAGAATTTAATCCTCCAGCAATACCCCGTTTAAAAATTTCAGTAAAATAAGCGAAAGCGTTATCATATCTTTCTTCGTTAAAATTAAACCAATTTGAAAGAAGAGCTTGTATACCTGTATACAAACAATCATGTCTGTCATCTTCTGACCTATATGATTTTCTTTTTATAGTTTCATTAGATAGTAATATCAACATTTTTTCAGCTGATCTAGTTAATCTTCCATATGCTTTAGATATAACTATTTGTTTATAAAATTCTTTTTTATTAATATATTCTTTCCTCTTAGCCATATATAGATAATTTTATTTTTAACTTATATAAAATGATGGTGTAAAAGTTTAATAAACTATTTAAAACTTGTTATATATAAAGTAAACAAACGCATTACTATGAGTAAATCTACATTATTATCTAATATTAAAAATGGTAAAATATTACCAAAATATCCTTCGATTAGAAAGCAATTTCCAAATTTAGTTGAAGATATTCAAAATACTTTTGGACTAACTAATAGTCAAAAATTATTTAATTATTTAAATAATATAAATGATAATCCAATATGTAAATTTAACGAATGTAATAATGAAGTTAATTTTTTCAGCTTTTCTTACGGTTATAAAAAATATTGTAGTAAAGAATGTGAAAAAAAATCTATTTCTAATATAAAAAAATCATACACAAAAGAAGAGAATAAAATAATCAATAATAAAAGAATAAAAACATGTATTAATAAATATGGTGTTGAAAATGTTGCTCAAAATAAAGATGTTTATGATAAAATAATTAAAACTAATAATATTAATTTAGGGGTTGATTATCCTATGCAAAACAAAAATGTTCTTAATAAAAGAGAACAAAATAATATTGATAAATGGGGAGTCAAATATTTAACTCAATTAGAAGAACATGTTGATATTATTAAAAAGAAAAGAAAGAAAACAATTTATAAAAAATTAATAGAAAAATATACAAAATTAGGTATAAATATTAAATCATATAATGAAAAAGATAAAGAATTAATAGGGATATGTTCTAAATGTTCAAAAGAATATTCAGCTCCAGTTTATATAATATGGCAAAGATTTAAAGCAGATTTAAATATTTGTACTAAATGTGATCCAATAGGATGTAAATCTTCTTCCCAATTTGAAAAAAACGTTTTGCTTTTTATAAAAAAATATTACAAAGGTAAAATAATAACTAATGATAAAAAAATATTAAAAGGTAAAGAATTAGATATTTATTTACCTGATTTAAATTTAGCATTTGAGTGTAATGGAACTTATTGGCATAATGAACTGTATAAAGAAAAAGAATATCATAGAAATAAATACTTAAATTCAAAAAAAGAAAATATAAAACTTATACAAATATGGCAAGATGATTGGAAATTTAAAAAAGAAATTGTACAATCTAGAATTTCAAATTTATTAAATAATTCTAGAAAAATATATGCTAGAAAATGTGAAATAAGAATAGTGAATTTCAAAAATTCTAAAGATTTTTTAAACAATAATCATTTACAAGGGTGGGTTCCATCTAAAGTAAACTACGGATTATATTTCAAAGGCGAATTAGTTAGTATTTTAAATTTTTCTAAAAAAAGAATTTCAATATCAAATAACGATACATGGGAACTTTTAAGATTTTGTAATAAATTAAACTATACAATAGTAGGAGGAGCAAGTAAATTGTTTAAAAGATTTATTAACGAACATTCACCTGATAATGTAATAAGTTATGCTAATTTGGAATGGGGAGAAGGATTATTTTATAATAATTTAGGATTCAGCAGGTTAAAAGACACTAACATAGGTTATAGCTATATTTATAAAGAGAAAAAATTTCATAGATATACTTTTAGAAAAGATGTATTAGTAAAAGATGGTTATGATTCTAAAATGACTGAACATGAAATTATGTTATCCAGAAATATTTATAGAGTTTATAATAGTGGAAATGCTTTATGGAAATGGACAAAATAAAACCCTATTGTTTTGATAACAATAGGGTTCATTTATTTTAAAAAATATAAATTATTTTATAAATTTCTTATCAATATCTAATTCAGATTTAGCTTTTTTAATTCTAAGAATTTCTACTTGTTTATTAGCTTTTTCAAGTAATAACTTGTTTAAAGCTTTTTCAAGAAGATCATTTCCACCCATTACTTGAAGTTCTGAAGATAATTTATCAACGTTCTCGTTAATTTCATCTAAATAAATAGTGATTTCTTTTTCTCTATCTTCAAGATTTCTTTTCTTCTTAACTTCTTCAGTAAGTTTATTTTGGTAAAAATAAGTTACATCAAAATCATAATCTCTTTTCATTTCTCCGATTAACTCCATAACAGAATCATATTCGAATAAACTATTGCCATATCTCTTATCACAAGTATAAGTGAATATTTTATCTTTGTAATTAAACACAAATGATTCAGCATGCATATTTACAACATTAGTGATTCTCATAGCAACATCAAACTCAACAAATTTGTCAATGTTATTAATAGTTTCTTTAATGATTGGGTAAAAATCAGATTTTAAGAAAGGTACAATAGGAGAAGAGAAAATATTCTCTAAACTTGTATCTTCACTTATAAGTTCATCATTTAAATAAACTTTTTTACCGTTGTTAGTATCAATTCCAATAGTAAGATCTTCTTTAATATGAAAATCTATTCTATCTTTACTAACATCAGCAATTCTTATAGCTTGTTCTAAAACTCTTAATTGTTTTAGTTTAACTATATCTTTAACATGATCCTCTAAAAGGCAAAAAGAAACATTATCTTCTGCTAAAAGAAACCATTTATCTTTAATAAAAACAGCATGTCCGTTCTCTAGTTTTTCAACTACAGTGAAAACAGGTTCTATGCTTCCTCCGTTTTTAAGATTTTCTTTGTCTACAGGAGAAGATGAAAATTGCATCATGAACATTTTAACTTCAGGAATCCAATCGTAAAGACAAAGTTCATTAACTATTTTTTGCATTCTCATTTGTTCATCACTTTCGTTAATGATGTTAAGTAATATTTGTAGTGGTTGGCGGTGTATTTCGCCGTAATTTTTTCTATCAACTTTTTTGTATAGATCTTTTAAATCGTAAATCATCTCATTTTCATTAAGATCAGTACTAAATCCTTCAACTAACGTTTTAACCTCTTTATCAAAGGTATAAACAGATAACTGTTCACTAAGTGCTGTCATAATTTCTTTTTCAGAGAATTTTGTGAAGTTATTCACATAACCCTCGACGATTCTAGATATATCTTCTTGGTCTAAACTTAGACCTTTCTTAAAGTTAAATAGCGTCAACTTAAGGTTTTCCATCTTTAAGTATGTTATTTTTTCGTATGTTATATATTAATGACAATTGTTCATTATTATCATTTTTTTATAAGTTAGTTATGAATCTGAATTTTTGTCAATATCTGGATTTT